TAAAGCAACTTACCGAAGGGTATGTTAAAAAATCACTGCCGTTCCACGCAGACCTTGTTGTGTCTGGCATCTCTACCCTACTACCAGGATCAATTGTAGAGATTAGTAAATACAATTCTGAATTTGATGGTTACTGGATTGTCCAAGATGTACGCCATTTAATTAACGTAGAAAACTACATAACTTATTTACATATTAAAACTGATTCTACTAACTTAGCGCCAATGCTTACAAAAGAAGGCAAATCATATATTGCCCCACCTAAGCCAGTGTTACAAAATAAAATATGGGAAACCTCTAAGGAATTTTCATATGTCTACTAACACCCATAGAGCAATTGTTACACAGGCTAATGCCGCTACTGGTGATATTCGTGTGCGGATACCTGCCAAATTTGGTTCTGACACTGCTTTAGATATTTCACGTGTGGGACGAAAAGCAACAAATGGTGTTTGGCATGTACCTAATGTAGGTGAACAGATCGTAGTAACTTCTGATGATGATAGTTTTACTAATATCTTTTGGGTACAGGTTGATAATCCAGTAGTAGATTTACCAGATTTAGCAGATTTAGCAGATGTAGACATACCAACACCTTCATCTGGTTCTGTACCTGTGTGGGACAGTGCCATTAATAAATGGGTAGGAACTAATGCAAACTATGCCGCAGAAGCAATAACATTACTGACTATCAACATTGATGGTGCCGATACTATGAGCATGTCCAGCACGGGGTCCATTACCACTGGAAGCAATGTTATTTTTACTTTTGGTGGTGTAGCATCAGACAGTGAGTTGCAATCATACAAAGACGCTTCTTTTTTAGGAATATTTAGGTAACTATGTCTACTATTAAAACACCATTTTCTATTGCAACGTCTGGAAAGATATCTAAAGAAACTGATCTTGAAAAAGAAATAGGGCAAAAGATAAGAGACTATGTACTTACACAAGAGTTTGAAAGACCTATGAATCCAGCATATGGTGGAAACAGTCAAACTTTAGTCTTTGAAAACTATGACTTGTTAGTGTTTAGTGAGTACAAAAGAGAACTCCATGACGGCTTACTCACTAATGTGTCTGGTGTAAACATTGTGGATATTAGATTGGTAAACCCTACATCAAGGGGAGATATCCCCGATAATACCCAAATGATTGAAGTTTTGTACGTAGTACCACCAAACAATGAAGTTACTAGTGCAGCATTTAATTTAGTATCCCCACTATCTCTTACCGAGGAAACGAACTTATGACAACTTTTGATTACACTAGTCGGGACTATTTTGCAATTAAAGCAGACCTGTTAGCCCGAGCAGAATCTGTATTGCCCGAATGGACATCACGAGATGCTTCGGATTTTGGCATGTTGTTGGTAGACCTTTGGGCGTACATGGGAGACATACTCCATTACTATGTTGATCGTGCAGCGCAAGAAGCGTTCTTATCTACTGCTACACAACGATCCAGCATTATGGCAATTGCCAATCTTCTAGACTACACACCAACTGGAAGAACAGCAGCAACAGCAACTATTACGTTAAATGCAACAAACTCGGCAGCAACGGATGCTACGCCAATACTTATACCAAAGAACACAAGGTTTGTTGCAAACCCACTAATTAGTGGTGCTGATGCCGTTGTCTTTACATCTACACGTTCTATTGCTATCAATGACACTGGAACAAGTATCTTTGGATACACCACTTATGCAAAGTCAGCAACGATACCTGTCACCCTACAAGAAGGTGAACTATTTACACAAACTTATACGAGCAACGGTCTTTCTTCACAAAGGTTTACATTAAACAAAACAGGAGTAGTTGCAACCTCAGTAGAAGTTTCTGTTGCTGAAGGGGCTGGTGGTACTAATGTTAATTATGCACCAATAGATCGGTTTATTGATGCAACTAATACAGACAACATCTATACAATAGTTTTAAACGCAGATGACACTTCTACTGTGGTTTTTGGTAATGGTGTTTACGGAAAAATACCAACGACAAATGCTGTAATAACAATAAGTTATCGCAGGTCTCGTGGCTCTGCAGGAAATGTTGATGCTAACTCAATTACTGAATTTGAGTCATTAACCAATGCTTTTGGCCCCCCTTATGATGGTATTGATATTACCCCAAACACCTTTGCAGCAAGCGGTGGAACAAATAGTGAAACCATTAACTCGCTACAAGTAAACATACCTGCATCATTCCGATCACAAGATCGTGCTGTATCTATCCAAGATTACCGTGATTTAACTTTACGTGTCCCTGGCATTATTAAAGCAAACGCAAGCGTGGTAACAGGAGCAGTTGCTAAAACTGGGTACATTACAAACAAATCCGTAAGTGCCAGCGTAGCCACAATGACTACAAACACCGCTCATGGTTTATCTGTCGGTGAAACTATTGCAGTATTTGATGTTGATGATATTTTTGATGGGACTTTTATTGTTAAGACAGGGTCTACTGGGTCTACATTGTTGTATGACCTAAACGTAGCCAACATTACGTCTGCATCTGTATCCTCTTCTGCAACTTACCAAAATGCACAAGTAAAGATTTATGCACTAGGTGCTCAAGCAACCTACGATGGCACTTTAGCAACCAGCGCCACAACTAGCCCATTAAGTCTTGAAACTGACTACCGAGATGGTATTTACTCATATATTGAGCCACGCCAAATGGTTGGTGTCAACACAGTAGTTATGCCAAGCGTTGCCTTAGATCTTGTCAAAGTAAGTATTACTGTAAATGTCTTGGCTACATCAGTACAAGCAAGCGTTGAAGACGCAATTACGCTTGCCATTAAATCTTTGTTTAGTTTTGATGCTGTTACTTTTGGTCAAACCATATCTCTAGGCACCCTGTATAGGGCCATCATAGATGTTCCAGGTGTAGATTATGTAACCGTAGATAGGTTTACTACTGGTAGTTCTTCAGTAATTGACACTGTTGGCCTAAGCCCTGTAGTCAAGGGTGTTAAAGCAGGAGATAATAATTTGCTCTTGCTTTCAGAATTAAGCATTACTTCAAGTGGTGGAGTTGTATAGGCAATGGCATACTCTTCCTTTAAATTAAGGCGTGTAGACCTTGTTGCTAGTCCCGATGCAAACCCATTTGGTTCGTATGTGCGTGGTGATGAAACCACCGCACCTCCAGGGTTAACACGTCTAGATTCAGACTTTGCACTAAGGGCAGATGCGTTTGTAACAGCCGTTGCTGAACTAACAACTACTGTTACCTTTTCAGCAACTGCTACAGATTATGACACTGTTAAATTAGACTGGACAGAAATAGCATTAACAGATAAATTAAATATTTTAGAAGGAGAAACAAAACCGTTTGAAATAGTCATTGTGTATTCTCCTACGGGGTTTCCTGAAACGGTTGCAGACGGAATAATCATAAAAACGCAAAAGTATTTTGATATTGACTATGCATTTGAACATACAGGTTTATCTACAAATAGTATAGAAACTTGGGCTTATTATTCTTTGTTTATCCATTGGAATCAAAATGGAGCAGGAATTACAGGAGTAAATTGGTACGAAAGAATGACCACATTACAGGAACTTATTCCAAAAAACTATGGTTCATATGATCAACTTTGGAACAGAATCCCAGCACAATATCGGGTTGGTGACACTGCTGGCGCAAATCTAGACCCAAGTGGTTTAGGTCGTGGACAATTATCTAGATTTTTAAGTATCTTTAGTTTTGAATTAGATAAAACAAGAACTTTAATAAATAGCGTAATGACACAGTATGACCCATCGGTAAATGAATCCCAATCTATTGATGCCTTGGCTGATATGTTTGCTTTGGAGGTTACTTCTAAAGAAATTGGAACATCCCGCCTTCGTCAAATACTTCAAGACATCGGTTATTACCGACAACAAAAGGGAACAATCAGTTCAATTAAACAATACATGACCGCATTAAGTGGTTGCCAAGTGGATGTAGTTGAGTCACCAGTTTCACCCAGATACACTTTTCGTGTCTACGCTGAGAAAGCAAACTTAGTTGCTGACTCTTTGTTTGTTGTTGAGTCTGGCACTAAGAAGTGGGAATTTAGTTCCTCTAGTGCCTCCTGCACTTTTACCAAATCTGGTGAAAACTTAATTGTAACTAATACCGATTCGGCATCAGTGCAGTTTGCCTTAACTTCTTTAGTAGAAGTTCCCGTAGCAGCCGATGTAGAGTACTGGTCATCTGCCAAAGTAGTTGGTGATGGCATTATCCATGGTGCACAATGGTCAGCATCAGCCTCATGGACAACTTGGAATACTGAGTCTCAACTTGAGGAAAGTGGTATATCTGAAGAACTTACACCAAGTTCCCGTTTGGTTATAAAAATGCCAGTGCTGGCAACAACAACAACACGGTACCCTGTAATGATTTTTTCACTCCAACCAGGTGAAAGTACCACGGTATCTCAATGGATGGTAGAACCTGGGAAGTATGGTGAGTTCTTTAACGGCTCTTCAGATTTTGGTGGTTTTGTTTACCAAGACAATTTCTCTGACCACGCTTGGTCAGGGAGCACGTATGCTTCTTACTCCGTTTATTCTACAAACAAGAAAAAAGTAAATAATGCAATAACTAGGTTGCTACCTCAACTATTACCTGTAACAATGTTGCTTGATACCAACATTGATTACACAATACAATTTGATTGGATTCCTGGAAAGACGTGATGAATTACTTAATTTGTGCATTAGCCGTATACAAACTGGTTCAAATTGCAGACGCACTTTCCCCACGTGAAGCAATGCCTTGGGTTAAAGTTTTGTTTGGTGTGGTCTTGGCTTATGGCTCTACTTTTATCTTACATTTCCCTGATCGTTGGATTACAGGATTAGCAGTAGCCAGCCTTGCAGGAACAGTACACTCTCTGCTACGCTTACTCACCCTCTTAGGGGACATGTTAAGTAGGCGAGTAGTCAAATAACAATACCAAGAACAGGAAACAACATGGAATACATTATTGGTGGTACGGGGAATGCTCCAGCAAACGTAATTGAAGCGGGTTTGGGAGATGTCAAAGAGGGTGCAAAGTTCCACTACATGTGGTCGGGTAGGCCCACTGCTGGTCAAGCACGGGTATTGGATTGGTTAGTGGACTACGGTGCGGACTTTACTGTTTACTTTGCTTCGGGCAGGGTGCACCCCACCATTATGCAAGCGGCTACCAATGTCATAGCAGTAGACGATTTGATCTTGGACACCCTGAAGATCAACTCTAAAGCCCATATCCTTGTACTGTTTGACGCAGACGAACAAGAAAACCCTACCCAAATGACCCAAAGTATTATCTTTGAGGGAGACAGGCTTGGGATGATGCTGCAGGACTTGACTAATGGTTTGGTGCCTATCTGGGTAACTGACGATGAGCCCAACGCTAACGAGCCCGTAGAGGCCCCTAGGAGCCCCCAGGATGCGCTCAAAAGGGATTTGGGTATCCCAGTACCCCTTTTCTCTGAGGAGGACTTAGGGCTGATCTCAATGGTCCAACTGGTGGTTACCTTTGTGGATGGTTCTATGGAAGCAAGAGCCATACCTATCAAAACCTTACAGAACCTCTTGAATTAACTCGTGGGGGGTGCTGGATCAAAGAAGGGGAAATCACCAGCACCCTTACCACAAGCGCCATATCCACCTGCGTAAACGCAGGCAAGGCTGGGGGCGAAGGGGAACCCCGTACAAGAACTATAACATGACAAATAGAAGGAAGCAAATATGGCGAAGTTAAATGGGCAATTCATACCAGTACCACGATGGGTCTTGGAATACCTAGGTCAAGATGCGGTGGCTCTGTGTGTACTAATCCACGCCCTGACCTACATGAGTGGTGATCGGCAAGAAATCACTACGTCCTACGATCACCTAGCAGAACTAACAGGTTATGACCGCAGGACTGT